CGCGATTGACCGACGCGCTCGATCGACCGTCGCGGCGCTTCGCGAAGTAGATCCGGAGATCCCTTTGCTTGATCTCGGACAACAACTTGTTGGGGCCCAGGCCCTCAACCAGCTCGTGCAGCATATACTTCATCGTCGGCCAGCTCGGGAGCAGCTCCGCGTGGTCCTGGTACAGGCTTGCAGCCTCGTCGACGGTGATTGGAGGACGCCGCATATCTGGCAGCGCGGCGCGGTGGCGCTCGCGAGCTTCATACGCTTCGGCAGCGCGCTTCGAAGTGCAACCGGTCGAGCCGTAGTAGCGGCGATGGTTGAACTGAAAGTCGAAGTGGAAGTGTGGCTTGCCCTTGGGCTTGTAGACGGTCACGTGCTTATCGGCGCTGGTTGCGCTTCCTGAAAGGCACGATCACGTCCCCGTCCGACCGTCGCGGTGCGGCAGATTGCCGGGTCGGTTTTGGACGAGGGCATGCGGGTTCTACCTTGCGGAGGCGCTCAACAAACGATTCGAGATCCGCGACAGTGTAGCGCACCGCGCGCCCGCACAACACGTAGTGCAGCTTGCCGTCCTGCCGCGCCTTGCGGAGGGTTCGGGCGCAGAGGCTCAGCCGTGCGGCTGCCTCCGCCTCAGTAAGGAGAAGCTGGTCAGTCACGCGGCCTGCATCTGCTCCCAGGCAGACGTGATCCGTTCGACGGCGGTGGCGAAGTGCTTGGCGCTGCGATCTATGCCGGTGAAGATCTTGCCGGCGCGCACCGCCGCCACGCCGGTGCTGCCGGTGCCCATGAACGGGTCGATCACCGTTCGGCCTGATAGGTTGCGCACGATCTTGGCCATGACGTGGATCGGCTTAACGGTAGGATGGCCAAACACCTTTGCCGGCATGGTGCCGGAGGTCACCCAGCGGTGCATGTCGTGGTGCTCGCCCACGGGGTGATAGCCGGGGTTCCAGGCGTGAATGTAGGGCTCGACGTCGGCCAGGTAGTGCTTGTTGCGCATGGGGCTCGAGTTCGGCTTAATCCAGCCGAGCAGGCAGAAGCGGTTGTAGCGCGGCGTGAGATAGCCGAGCAGCTCGGGCAGCTGGTCATTGTGGCAGAACACGACGACACTGCCGGCGCGCAGCGGGTTGATGATCGTGTGGTCAAAGCCTCGGTCTAGCTCCTCCGTCACGATCTGGTCGCTCGCGCCGCGCGCCTTTCGGAACGCGCCGCCACCGCTGTTGTCGAAGCGATAGGGCGGATCCATGAACTCGGCGTCGAAGAAGCCGAGCCTAGGACGTAGTGCGTAAGCATCGCCATGGTAGAGCGTGTGTGGCCCGATCTGGACCACGCCGACGTCGCCGCCAGCGCTGCCCGGGTCGAAGCCGATGAAGGATGTCTGCCTCATGCTGCCCTCGCCTGATCGTTAAAGGGCCATCCAAACCGACCCGTCCGTAGAGCGGAAATCGCGCAAGGGGAACTAGTCGGCGAACCGCTGCAAAGCGGTCCCGAAGCCTCAAGCCGGAGACCCGAATTGACGTATCCATCCCGACGCCAAATGCAGCGCTGGAGCGATCTGCAACGAGCACCAGAGCAATGGTTCAGCGGCGAGCGGCCTAGCGAGAGGAAGCTCGAGCCGATCATGCCGCCTCGGCTTCCAGGCCCTCAGTGATCTCGTGCACCATGTTGGCGCGCACAAGCGCCTCGGAGACCGGCGGGCCCAGGGGCACGAGGTAGAGGGGCTGGTCGCCGATCATCGGGATGGCTGGTGGCACCAGGATCTCGATCGCGCTCTCGCGACGGTGCCGGCGGCGGATCAGGCCACGCTGCTCAAGGGCGCCGAGCATGCGATGCACGTTGCTCTTGCTGGCCACACCGAGCGCCGCCGCGCACTCGAGGAACTTGGGCGAGACGCCGCCATGAGCGACCTGATAACCGTGAATGTAGCGCAGCAAGTCGAGCTGGCGGGACGTGGCCGAGACGGTCATCGGCGGGGGCTCGCACACTGGGCGCGCCAGACACGCTGGGCGAAGCGCTGGGCCAGATCGTCGTCTTCGACGCGCTCGGCCGCGGTGAGCGGGCGCTGCATGCGGATCTCGTCCAGCTCGCGACGACGGCGTAACTGATCGGCGAATGGGATGCGGCGGTGGGGGCGGCGCGGCTTGGCGCCGGCTTGCTCAAGCGCAATCACTGCACCGAACCCTGGCGCGGTAGGTCGATCGCATCATCCGGGCAGTAGGCAAATATGTCGTTGCCGATCGTCTCGGTCGCCCAGCCCTTCGGCAGCGCCGGAGTGGGCGTATGCTCGACGGCTTCGCATGCCGTGCAGATGAAGGTGCAGCGGTAGACGGGCGGACGGGGCGCCGCGGACTTGCTTGCTTTGCGGGGGTTCGTGCGGGGCATGGTGATCGCTCCGGTTCAGAAGTTTTCGAAGGTGTAGCCGGCGCCGCGTAGGCGATCGGCGATGGTGACCCCGACGAGGGCGCCGACCGCAGAGACCGCGGTCGCTAGCAACGCTGCGGCGAGGGCCACGCCAACGAGCCTTGTGGACGCGCGCTTCTGCCGCGGCATCCGGGGCATGCAGCGGCTGCATCGACAGTGAGACGGGTGAAGGGATCGATGAGGGCTCACGCGGCATTCCTTTCGGATTGGGCGCGCAGATCGGCGCGCATGGTGCGGGTCAGTTCGGCGTAGAAGTGCGTCCGGCGCTCGGGCCGGAGGTGCCAAGCCAGCGCCTCGAGGAGGTGCCGCTGGTAGAGGTTCGCTTGTGAGCAGCGGCCGCGCGCCAGCTCGCCATCCAGGCGCTCGGTGGCCAGTTCAACGGCGGCGACGCGGTCAGCCAGGGTGTCGAGCGTCGGGCGCTGGCCCTCGCCGGTGATGATCCAGCGCCACTCGGCGACTAGGGCACGCCATCCGCCGAGATCGACTTCGGCAAGAACGTCATCCATGCGGCCGGCTGCGACCAGGGAAGGATAGAGCTCCTCCCGCCGTGCGACGGCGCGCACGCACTGCTCGAGCAGTTGATCATGATCGTGGCGGAAGATCGGCAGATCGTCTTCGATCGGCGCGTCCGCGATGTCGGCGCTCCGGTAGAGCACGATCGGCTTGAAGGGATCGATGTCGGCCATCAGATCACGGTCCTTTCGGAAAGCGCGCGCTCGAATTGCCAGCAGTGGGTGGAGCGCTTCGCGGGATTGGTGACCGGGCCGACCTTGAGGAACTTGCGCGAGCGGCTCCCCTTGAGGTGCTTCTTGAGGTCGGCGTCGCTGGGCGGCTGCAGGTTGTTCATGCGCGCGCGGCGCTCGAACTCGACCAGGCTGATCGCGATGCGCTCTTCCGGCTTGCAGGACTGGTTGAGGCTGGTGCCGTCAGCCCACTGCTCTTCCTTCTCGGCCGAGAGCAGGTGGTCGACCATTTCCCAGAAGCGGCTCACAACCGGGTGATCGCCACCGCTCGTCTGCTGACGCTCGAGCGCGATCTTGTCGATCATCGCGAGGGTTTGCTTAATGCTGCCCGCGGGGAGCTTCCGCTCCGGAATCAGCTTGGCCAGGGTCTCCACTGCGGCGGCGAGCTGGCTGTGGTTCAGGATGATGCGGTCGTTGTGCAGATCCGCAACGCGGGTGCGCATTTGATCTTGGTGGTAGGCAGACCGTTCCCAATAGAACTTGAGCCAGTCCTCGGCCTTGCGGGTGACGTGGACGATCCACCCCGACACGTCTTCCAGCTTCGCCGCAGAAAGCCGGCGTGCGGCGTCCCGGGTCGCTTCGGTGCGGGTTCCCTTGTCGATGCGGAAGGACATGAGACGCTCGAGCACGGCGGTGCGCGCCATGATCGGTTCGTTCTGCATGAGGTAGATCGAGCCGAGAAAAGGCGGTTCGAACGTCTCGGTACCGCCGGACTTTACACCGGTGACACGCGGGCTGCGACCGTTGAACAGGGTCAGCAGCTCGTCAGGGTCGAACTTGGCGCGGTGGGCCCGATCCTCGTCCTCGCGGCCGCTCTCGATCAGGCCGACCGGCAGATTGGAGACCTTGATGAAGTTGCGGGCGATGCCGGCGGTGGTGCCCTTGTTGGGGTCGAAGCCTTCGTAGGCGGTGCGGCCGAGCAGCTTCCAGAGGAAGACGATCAGCGTCGTCTTGCCGGAGCCGGCCTCGCCGCATACTTCGAGCAGGCCGAGCGACTGTTCCTCCGCACGGATCTGCACCGCGAACAGCGACATGGTGAAAAACGCGAGCGTGATCAGGCCGCGCTCGCCGTAGGCGGTCCAGAGATCCTGGACCCAATCGAATGCCAACCTGTCGGGATCGTAGCTGATCGACAGGATGCGCTCTTCGCTGCGCAGCTTCACGGCCGACTTGCCGATGTCGAAGTAGCGTTCGCTGTTGAGCTTGAGAATGCGGCCGTCGCGCACGGCGAGATCGCCCAGCACCCAGGCGTCGTGTGCCTCGCTGTAGCCGGTGAAGTGGATGGGCTCGACCGTCTTGAGCTGGCGCGTCTGGTCGCGCATCAGCCGGTCGAGCTGCTCCTGGCTGCCAGACCATTGGCCGGCGAAGGCGAAGAGCCGCTTCTTGAACTCGCCGCTCGCGGCACAGACCGCCGCCGAGAAGCGGGCCTTGGCGGTAGGCATGGCCTGCGGGAAGGCCACCTCGAGAAAGTAGTTGGTTTCGTCAGCGGCTTCGTCGCGTTCGCGGTAGAGGATGCGAAAGGCGCAGTTCGCTACCTCGTCCACGTCGAGGCCGGTGCTGCCATCGTCGTCCTGCTTCTTGGCCCGGCACCAGTAGAGACGGTTGTCGAAGCGAAAATGGAAGCTGGCGAGCGAGCGACGCTCGTAAATCAGGCGCGCCTTCTGGATTGAGGTCTCGGCCAGCGTGATGTCGCCGTTCCAGATGTAGTCGGCGAGCTTGTCCTCATCGAGCGGACCCTTGCCGGCCTCGCCGCTCCAGTGCTGCTGCCGCAGCCAGAGATCGTTCCAGTCGAGCTTTGCGCCCTCGCCATCGGGGCGGAGCTGCGCCGCCTCGGCATCCCAGCCCGCGCGCTTGGCCTGGGCGACGAACTTCTTGGTGTACTTCACGCCGGCCGCGCCAACGTCGAATGCGAACACGAGGCCGGGGCGCTCTTTCGGATTGCAGGTGCGCACGGCATCCTGGAGCGCAGACAGGAAATGCTCGGGCCAGGTGTTGCACGTCATGGCCGACACGGCGGTGCGCTTGGTCTTCACCCCCGCGCGTTCGAGCCGCTGGAAGTTCTGGCGCAGGGCGAGAGCGTCGAAGATGCCCTCGGCGATCCAGATCTCGTCCATGCCGGCGAGGACTTTCCAGTCGTCGTCTGGATGGGCCCAGCAATGGCCGGCGTAGGTGGCGCCGAACTTGAAATGCGCCTTCTTCTCGAAGCGCCCGGGCCGGTCGATCAGGCGTTCCCAGTGGCTTCCGCCGGGTAGGCTGAAGCGCACGGTTGCGCTGGTGATGTTGCGGCGGCGATCGTGATAGGTTTCCTGGGTGAAGGCGCCGCGCAGGCCAGCGAGATCAAGGCCCCGCTCGAACCGCAGGTAGGCGTCGGCCGCCGCGTTGGGATCTTGCTCCAGCTCATTTTCGAAGCGCTTAGACCAGTCCTCGAACAAGTCCGGCACGGCGTCGCGGACGCTGATGTCAAATCCGCAATTGTTCTGCCGACCGCAGCGGATGATCTTGGGTTCTTCGGAGGCGCAATACAGCTCGCGCTCGTTGCACTGAGGGCATTTGCCCTCCTGCATCCAAGCGCCCTTCACCTTGCGGAAGTCGTATTTCGACTTCACCGCGGCGAGGATCTGACTGGCGAATGTGGCGTCCAAGGTGCGATCTCTCAGGATGCAAGGATCCCGCTGTCGCAGCGGGGTGGCGCGACAGTCAGGTTACTCGTCGGTTTGGAGGTTCAGGCGGCTACGCTGCGATCGGCAGCGGAGGTTCCGCCTTCGTCGAACATGCAGATCTGGTTGGGGTCGGGCCCAGTCGTTGGAGGCCCGGAGGCGTAGACCCGGCGCTGATAACCGTCTGGTGCCCTCGGGAGCACCAGATCCGGTCGCGGAATCGCCGACGGGCTGAGCACGTAGACGAAGGAGATCTGCGCCTTCCATGTCATGCCGCAATCGACGTTGCCGCACATGATCCAGAGCGCCTTGGTCAACTCGGTCTCCTGATCGCTATCCCTGATCAAGGCGTCCGAGTTGCATTGCGGACAGCAGATCGTGCCGCGTTTGAACCGTCGCGTGATGCTGACCCGGTTCGGAATTAGCCCCTCACCCGACATCTTACTTTCCGTCCTCTCCCAGAGCTGCGGCGGCGCTCCCCAGCGCCTCCATGGCTTCGCGTGCTTCCTTGCGGGCCTTGCGCCGGGCGACCGGGCAGTTCGGCTTCATGGCGGCTTGGATCAGCGCCGAGGTGGCATCGCCGGCTTCGGTGGCGACTGCTGCGGCCGCCCGAGCAAGCGCATCAGCGCAGTTGACGGGCTCTGGGTCGGGCAAGCCGAGCCGGAGGGCGAAGGTGCGGTGGAAGGGGGCATGGTCGCCTCCGCGATCCAGGTAGGCTCGGTCGAGCCGCTCGGCGTCCACCAGGCTGATGTTGCGCTCCAGATCGGGCTCACTCAGCTTGCGCATGGTGCGCTCGGCCAGTCCGCAGGTGGAGGCGCATCGATCCCACCCGATGAGCGCCGCAATCGTTGTCAGCGCCCGCTCGTAGGTTAGGGGTTCGCGTTCCTTCGTCATGCCGGCGCGCTCCCGCCCAGACAGGCGGCAAGTGCCGTCACGAAGATGGGGAGCGCGAGCAGCGTGGTTGCGAGGCAGGCGCGCGCTGCGGTCCGGACGAAGCGCGAGGCGATGGCGACCAACTTGGTTGCCATGACGCCCTCGAGCCCGAGCGCGACAAAATCTCCATCCGATCGCCCGAGACGCATCGCGTCTGCCCGGGTAGCCGGAGGAAAGACCGGACGGGCGCCAAAGATGGCGATCGCGACGCCCGCCCGGTCAGTGTGACGCGCCGTTCTGTCTTCGGCGCGACAAGGGGGATTGGTGGATGTACGCATCAGACGCGCGCTCCGGCGCGACGGTCGACGCCGCGAAAACGACTGGACTGCCGCTGATCGACCGCCACCGAGCGCTTGAAAGTGATGGGGCTGAACTCGTCTTCGACTACGTCGTCAGGCACGAATGGCTGCCCTTCCACGAGGCCGCGCGGGTAAATGTCAGGCGCAAGCTCGTGACGCGGCACGCCGTAGAGAAGCTCGGCTTTCAGCACGAACTCAGGAGGCAGACGCTTCACCGAGTTGATGATGCGCGAGATGCGAGGCTGGTTGGTGCCCAGATCGCGGGCTAGTTGGCTTCCACTGCCGGCAGCATCGTGACAGGCCATCAGAGCTTCGTAAGGGGTACGCTTCGTGTCCATACGAAAGTGAATAGTCTAATCTGTTTGCCAGTCAACAAAATAGTTTGGTGCAGCGCTATTCAGTTCCGCATAGAGGGGGGCGCATGGCGGAGGTGAACGGCGCGCGGCTCAAGGAGCTGATGGAACAACGACGGACGACGCGGTCGCGCGTCGCCGATGCAATCGGCGTCACTCAGCCCACGATCAGCCGTCTGATCGACGGCACTACGAAAGAATTCGGCAAGCTCCTCGAGCTGGCGGCGCACCTCGAAACGACGCCAGAATACCTGGTAAGTTGGACGGACGATCCGGCGCTGCCGGCGGATGTCGGCGAGCGCGCCGTGATCCGGACCGCGGCGTTGGCCCGTTCTCCTGGGACGCCAGTTGATACCGATGCTGATCTGCCGGGCATGGTGCGGGTGAAGGAACTGGATCTTTCCCTTGGGCTCGGCGGGCAGTTCCTTGAGGGGCCATACGACTTTCGCGAGATCTCTTTCCCCGGTGACTGGCTGCGGCAGTTCAGCAGTGCGCCGCCCGACTTGCTGCACTTCGTGCGCGGCAAGGGCGATTCCATGTATCCGACGATCATGGACGGCGACGTGTGCATGCTGGACACAGGCCGCAGGCGGCTTGACGAACAGGACGCCCTTTGGGCTGTGAGTTTCGGCGACCTCGGCATGATCAAGCGGCTGCGGCGCATGCCTGACGGATCAGTGAAGATCATGTCCGACAACAAGGAAGTGTCGGACGAACTTGCCACCGACGGCGAACTGTACGTGTGGGGCCGGTGCGTCGGCGTGTTCCGCAAGGTCTAAGAGGTGGGCGAGCGAGAGCTTCCTCCTGGTCTGGTGCCCGGCCAACCGCTGAATGGTCAACTTCCGCCAATGTCTCTGGCCGTGGTCGGCGTCGCCTACCCGAACGAAGACAAGAGCAAGTCGAACCGACGATTTGAGATCAAGCTGTGCGTGCCGGGCGATCCCGTCGATTTGCGACCCGAGCCGAAGAACAAGCACGATCCCAGTGCGGTCGCCGTGTTCTCTGAGCGTGGCGTGCAGATCGGTTACGTCACGGCCGAACGGTGCGGCCGCATCGGCGCCATGATCCGGGAAGGTCGCGAGCTGCTGGCCATCTTCCAGGACGAGGCACAATTCGGCGCTTGGATCCGCGTGGCGTTCGACGGCGAGGAGCCGGTGCTGCCGCCCCAGAGTGGCGCGAAAGTGACCGAGCAGAGGACGTCCCAGCAGGAGGACGACTTCTACGCAGATCCAATACCAGATCAGGACTTCTACCCGGACGAAGAGTGGCCGGATTAACAAACGCGGGGGGCGAATATGAGTGTGGCAGGGGAGGTCGAGGGCGGTCAGCGTGCGGTCGGGCAGGGATGGCGCATCGTAGGAGTCGTCGCCTCATGGGTCTGGTTGATATTCGTCATCTTCATAGTGATCGGATTCCTTTCGGAGGCAGCGATCGTGGCGGCGTTGCTCGCCTTGCTGGCCGGAATCGTAGCGCTCCCGGTCTCGACCATCGCGAAGCGGTGGAAAGCTACGCCGTTGCGGAACGTCCCGAGAGTGGTGCCTTCGGCGATGTTGATCGTGGTGGCGTTCGTCGTGATGTTTGCCAACGAGACGCCTGAGAAGCGCGCCCAGCGAGAAGCCGCAGCCGCTGCGCGGGTGAAGGCAGATGTGGCCGAAGAAAAAAGGGACCAAGCGGCCACTGCGGCAGAGGAGAAGCGATCTCGCGATGCTGCCGCCGCTGAAGTGCAGGTAGCGATGAAGGGGTTCTACGATCGCGTGATCGGCGACATGACGCCGTGCGACGAAGCTGCCAACAAGATCGCAAAAGCCGCACAGCAGATGGGTGCGGGATCTGCCACGCTATACGATGGGTACGCGGTCGCCAAAGAAGCCGAGAGCGTATGCCAGGACAGTTACATCGCGCTGAGCGATGCGGATGTACCTTCGGAGTTACCAGATGCGGCGAGGGACAAAGCGACGGAGGCTATAAACCTTTGCCAAAGCGCAGTTGTCGGGAAGAAGGCAATGGGCACTAGCGCGCAAGTGATCTTTGATGGCGATGCGCGGCCGTCCGCTCTCTCGCAGTTCCAGGACGCGGCTAAGATGGGCCAGCGCGGAGTGCTTGCGTGCATAGCCGGTCTGTTCGAGGTGGCAAATGCGGCAAATGTAGACGTGGCGACGTTGGGCAAGAGCTGACGCGAGCGTCTACCGCAGGCTTTCCATCTCCAGCGTCGTCGTGAAACCGCTTGCCCCGGAGAGCGAGTGGTTGACCTGCTTGATCAGCCAGCGGATGCCGTCGATCTCGCTGTCGAAGCCGGTGACTTTGACCTTGCGGTTGGGCTCGATCGCGGCGTCTCCCAGTGGCATGTCGAACGACAAGGTGTGCTGGCCGCGTGCGGCGCGGCTCGCCTCGGCTCTTGCGGCGGCTTTGGCCTCACCCTCGCTGGCGAAGCTACGCTTGATGCGCTTCGGGTTCTTCGCGTCTCCGGCTTTCACCGTTCGCTTACGGGCCTCACCACGATCGTGCCAGGTCGCTTCGGCACCGTCGTTCTCCTCCCGATCCGCGATGGTGAAGGTGAAGTGCGCGTTCTCGCGGCGTGACAGCGACATTGTGGCGAGACGCTCATTGCCAGCGTTGGTGTCGGTGCCGATGGGCATGAACAGCAAGCTACCGTTCTTCACGGTAGCCACGGCGTCGTAGCGCCGGCCGAGATCGCGCACGAACGCCATGTCGCTCTTTGCTGCCTGCTCGGCCGAGGGGACGGCGATGCCCGCCAAGTCGCCGTGCACCCGCGCTGTCAGGCCGTGCGCGGCTGCGATCTGCTTCACGACTTCGCCGATCGTCTTGCCGGTCCAGCCCTTGTCCTTGCGCCGACGCATCGCGCCCGTCAGGTCGGCCGAGCGACCGGTGATGCGCACCTGATCAGGCGGCCCGCTTTTCTCGACCTGATCAATGCGGAAGGTGCCCTTGTCGACAAGGCCCACCGTCACATCGGCACCGCTTGACCAGCCCAGGCTCAGCGTGGCCATGACACCGCGCTTGATGGGCGCGAGCTGGCCATCGTGGTTGGAAAGGGTGATCTCCAGCTCGTCGGCACCATCCTCCAGCTTTTCGGTAAGCTGGAGCGAGATCAGCCGGTTGGTCTTTTTGCCAGCTTGCCCGGCTCTGCCGGTCAATTCATCTGCATAGTCGACGCCGCCGATCGCGAGTGTGAAGCGGGCGACATTATGCTGCATCGTCGACCCTGGTCATATCGATGGTGAACTGGATCATCCGTGGCAAGCCACCGGCCACGAGGTGGCGCCAGGTGTCGTCGATCGCATCAATGCGGAAGACGCCGAGCGACGTGCCGTTGCCAAGCATGACGGGCCACACTTCGCCGGATCCTGCCATCTCCCGCAGCCGATCGATGTCGGAGTAGCTGCCGGCGAGTTCGGGAACGAGCGTGCCTTCCAGCGACAAGGTTTCGGGCCCCGGGCCCACGAACTGGCTTGCCGCACGGGCGCCATAACGTTCGCTCTCAGCCCAGCGCCATGCCGCCCGCCGACTCAGCTCCTCGTAAGCAGCCTGGGGCAGGCCGAACACGAACATGCCGATCGAAAGCAGGGGATCAGCCATCGTAGTAAGCTCCCCGAAGCGCGTTCGCCTGTTCGCGCCTGACCATTGCCATTACTCGCCGCGCAAGCGCTTCGGCATCCTCACCGGGCTGCTGGTTGATGGTGACGTTGAAGGTTGCGCCTTCTCGACCCCGATTGTCGTTGTCGCTTTGCAAGGCGTGGTTCGGCACGATGGTGCCGCTGCTGCGCGCGCGGAACAGCTCGGGGCCGCGCTCCCCGACCAGATAGGTCTTGCCTCCGGCGACTGGACCACCGCGCGCACGGGCCCCCGCGATCGGCGCCGCCTTCGGAGCGGCAGCCGCACCGCCGGCATTCCA